CTTTGTCATTGAAGAAGGCAAAGAAGAATTATATTGCAATCTTGGAATCTTTGACATTTACGAACACGAAAAACCAAAACTAATAAAAAAAGAAAATGTTATTAATACAAAGAAACGGAACGACGCCATTAATAGTGACGGTGACGGAATTGACAACGATTCCGAATCCAAGTTACTTATTTGAGTTCATCCATGAACAAAGCTTCAAGGAATATCGATGCGTTTTGAATAATATTTCAACCGCAACACCGCGCTTTGATGAATTTTTATTGATTGACGGCGTTGACGTGAATTTTGATTACAACGGATATTATATTTATAACATTTACGAACAACAATCGCCAGGGAATCTCGATCCGGCCTTGACCGTTTCAATGGTTGAAACCGGACGCGCCGAAGTCATCGAACTTGATTCACCGGCTAATGAATACGATTCACCGATTTACTTCAATATATATGAACAATAAAATTAAAATGACTTCGCTTTCCTTCCGGAAAGAATTTATCAAACCGGACGAGGAAAAAGACCGCGCCCTTGGTTTTATCAAGTGGGGAAAGAAAAACGATTATCCTTATTTTTTAATCGACCTTTTCAATGGATCGGCATGGCATCAAGGAATTGTCAAGACGAAAACTTTTTACATTGCCGGTGGTGGCCTTGAAGTTGTGACCGGTGACATGCAAGCTTTCATCGACAACCAGTATTCGGACTTTGACATGAACGAAATTGCCGAACAATTGGCATTCGACTTCGAACTTTTCGGCGGTTTTGCGGTCAAAGGTACTTGGAATCGCGAAGGAACACGCGTCGCGAAGTGGGAATACTTGGACGTTGACGCAATAAGAATGACCGAAGATGAAAGGTTTTATTATTTGTCGGACGATTGGACGGCAATGAATCAAAGCGCTGAAAAAACAAACCTTCGAATGTTTCCTGCATTGGATGAAACAAACCGAACCGGACAATTCGTAATATATTACAAAGAACCGTCAAAGAAATCAAGAAAAGAAAAAGGAATTTATCCGAAACCAACATACAACGGCGGGTTAACGGCTATTCAAACGGATTGCGACATCGCAAAATTTCACATGTACGAATTGCAAAACGGATTCAAGTCCGGAACGCTTATCAATATGCCGTCCGGATTCCCGGAATCAACCGAAGAATTGCATCGAATCACCGAATCAATAAAAGGACGAACGCAATCGGTCGAAGACGCCGGCGAAATTATTATCACTTTTTCCGACGGAAAAGATTTAGCGCCAACCGTTCAACAATTGAACGGCAATGATCTTGACAAGCGTTATGAAGTGACGGCAGCATCGGTTCAACAAAACATCTTGGTTGCGCATTCAGTTACCGCACCGACATTGTTCGGAGTTATGCAACAAGGATCGTTCAACGCGGCCGAATCCGGCGACTTATTCGAAATATTCAAAACAACATACGTTTCAACACGTCAAAAACGGATTGAATGGATGCTTAATTACATGGCGGAACTTGGTGGCTATCTTGGAAAAGTGAAATTAGTTGATGTATTGCCGTTGAAATCGGTTGCAAAAGAAACCACAGTTCAACCGGCGGTTGTTTCATTGTCTAAAAAAGACGATGAATTTTCAGTATTTGAACAATTCGGCGAAAGTCAAGATAATTACAAAGTTATTTCAACGCATCCAATTGCTTGGGACACATCGAGCGAAGAAGTTTTTTCACGACAAGAATTGATGTTCGAAACAATCGGCGAAATTAAAATCAAGATGAAAGATTTTGACAAGAATGTTTTGAATTTATTAAAAAAGGGCGAAGATTCAACGTCAATTGCGAAGGCATTGAACACAAATATCGAAGCGGTTGCGAAATCAATCAATCAATTAACAACCTGGGAACTTTACCAAAAGGGAAACACAACAAATCTTGGTGAATCATTGCTTGAAGATCTTCAAATCGAAATTGCTGATTTCGAAGTTCGTTATTCGTATCGGACAAGAACCGATGTTCCGGCGGTGAAAACGGAATCGCGCGAATTTTGCTTGAAATTACTTTCATTAAACAGATCTTATTCACGCCAGGACATTGATTCAATTTCAACGCGAGTTGATCGCAATGTTTGGACGTACAAAGGTGGTTGGTACACGAATCCGGACACGCAAAAGACTTCGCCTTGGTGTCGTCACGAATGGATTCAACAATTGGTCGTTAAACAAAAATAAAAATTATGAATTATCTTTTATCCGTTGAAAACCTTAAAAAGCTTGGATTGATTCATTCGAACACCGACACGAAGATTCTCGCGGTCGCAATCAAACGAAGTCAAGACATCCAATTGCAACCGGCATTGTCAACGCCATTATTTAAGGCGCTATTATTGCGCGTTCAAAATAATACTTGGACGCAAAATTATCTTGATTTAATGAATGATTATGTTGTTCCTTGTTTGGTTGCGTTCGTGGACTACCGGTGCGCGTTACTATTGAACGAAAAATTGACAAACAAATCGGTCGGACGCATCCAGGATGAAAACATACAACCGAATTCGGACGCCGAAACAAGCGCTTTGCGCGACCAATTAAGAAAAGACGCGTATTTCTACAAAGAAAGATTAATCGTTCATCTAATGGCTGATAATGGCACGAAATATCCGGAATATATCGAAACGAATTCAAGTCCGGGACATTGTTCCGAAAACATGACAAAGGATCGAAACGGATATACGCCGATAAATTTTATTATATGAAATTCAAAGCTTCAAAGGAACAAATCGAAAAGCTAAAAATATATTTAAAAAATGGAAAAAACAATCAACCAGTTAAAAAGGGAATTCGAAATAATAGCGACGGAACACCGTCAAATAAATGATTTCTTTTTTGGTGATTTTATCGATGCCGTTTCACGCGACGCCGTAAGCTTTCCAATAATGATTGTCACTTTGCAACCTGGAACGATTGGTGACAATTTTGTCGGAGTGAATTGCATTATTTCAATTGCTGATAAGTACAATCTTCAAGAATATCGACAAATCGATGAAATTCATTCCGATTGCTTATCCATTTGCAAAGATATTCATGTCACTTTCAAACAATGGCGCTTTGAAGAATTCTTGGATATTCAAGGAACAATTTCAACGACGCCATTTATTAACCGTTCACACGACGTGACGGCCGGTTGGACGATGAACATGGCCTTGAATATTTACGATTACGAAAATTGGTGCGAAATTCCTTACGATAATTACGATTTTGAGAACAATTAAACATAATATATAGATGAACAAGCATTTAAGATCATTGTCGGTTATCTTTTTTATTGCAGCTTATGGAACGGCAATGGCAATGTATTTTGAAGAAGCTTTGTTCTTGAAGCTTGGTGGCGTCGCGCTTGGAATATTTTTGACATTCCAGTTGATTGAAAAATTTGAAAACAAATGAAAATACAATTATTCATATTATTGGCCAATATCCGTTTGTCATTTACGAAATTGCTTGCGGTTGTTGGCGCGTTTTTTTTACCGATTTCAGGCATTTTGTTCCTGGTTGGATTCGCAATATTTGTTGACACCTTGACCGGACTTTGGAAAGCTAAAAAATTAAAAATTAAAATTACATCACGAAAATTATCCGCAATTATTTCAAAATTATTTTTATACGAACTTGCGGTCATTGGATTTTACTTAATAGATTATTTTATTTTGAACGACATTATTTTAAAATTCTTTTCCGTTCCTTTAATGGTTACAAAAATTACAGCATTAACGCTTTGTAGCATCGAGTTGATTTCCATTTCAGAGAATTATAAAATAATTTACGGAATTAACATTTGGCAAAGTTTAAAAAATCTATTAAAAAGGGGCGCGGAATTAAAAGATGATGTTGATAAAATAAAAAAATAAGATGTATTCAAAAGAACAAATTGAAAAGGCCGTAAAATCGCAAGGATATGTTTGGTTTGATGGCGCAAAAGATTACGATGTTAATATTGTTGGAGTTCGGAACGCAACACCAGGGCAAAAGGTTACTAATCTGTTCGATGATAAAATAACTTTGTCTTATAAGATTAACGGCGAATGGTTTTATCATGAATGGGATGCAACTACGGAACCGGGAAAAAAAGGAGTTATGCAATTTCATAATTCCGGCGGCGTTGCCAGATTGGTTCCGGATCAATACCGCGGCGTTTACAAAGTTTCAATGCATCAAGGGAAATATCAAGCGCTTTGCCAAAGGTTGGGGGATGTAACTGTTTGGAGAGATAAAAACCGCGATATGGATTTTGATGAAATAATTCGAGATACTGGAATGTTTGGAATTAACATCCACAAAGCCGGAACAGTTTC